GAGGGACGCTCGTGGAGGCACTCGATATACTGAAATTATTCGCGCTCACTTTGGCGTTATTAGCCCTGATGCTCGTTTACAGCGCCCTGAGTATTTGGGCGGTGGTTCGACTTCTATCAACATCAACCCTATTGCACAAACTTCAGGTACTAATGCAAGTGGCACAACAACACCTTTGGGCAACCTTGCTGCAATGGGTACTGGGCTTGCTCATAATCATGGCTTTACTCAATCATTCGTTGAACACGGCGTTATACTTGGTATAGTATCCGTACGCGCAGACCTGACATATCAACAGGGTCTCGCAAAAATGTGGAGTCGATCAACACGATATGATTTCTATTTCCCTGCTTTTGCTACTTTAGGCGAACAAGCAGTTTTAAACAAAGAAATCTACGTAACATGCGATTCAACACAAGACAATGGCGTGTTTGGATATCAAGAACGGTGGGAAGAATACCGTTATTATCCATCACGAATTTCTAGCCTATTTAGATCAACTGCTGCCGGAACAATTGACGGATGGCATTTGGCTCAGAAATTTACATCGTTACCAACTTTAAACACTACGTTTATACAAGACACTCCACCAGTAGCAAGAACTCTTGCGGTCGGAGCGGCAGCGAACGGACAACAATTTATCTTTGATTCTTTCTTTGATGTAAAGAAAGCACGTCCAATGCCAATGTACAGCGTACCTGGCTTGATCGATCATTTCTAATGAGTATCGGCGGACTTCTCGGTGGTGCGCTGGGCTTTATAGGCCAGCAACAAACCAACCAAAAAAACTGGGATATAGCAAATGCGGCTAACGCCGCTAGTGCTGAACAAGCAGCAAGACAAATGGATTTCCAAGAGCGTATGCGGGAAACCCAATATCAAACTGCTGTTAAAGATATGCAAAAAGCGGGATTAAATCCCATGCTTGCATATTCCCAGGGCGGTGCTGGAACACCAACTGGAGCAATGGGCTCAGTATCAACCGCAACTATGAAAAACGCCTTAGGAGCAGGCGTTACAGGATATCAACAATTATCGATGAACGAAGCGGACATCGAATTAAAAAAAGCAACAACCACCGGAACAACCGCCACAACATTAAAAACAGAAGCAGACACAATTAAGACTGCTGCTGATATTGGTTATATTTTGGAAAACACAAAATTAAACCAACAAACACAACGTAATTTAGAAGAACAACTGAAAAAATTACAACAGGAAATATTAAATCTTCGGGCAACCGAAAAATATACATCAGCCGCTACTGGTAAAGTAGGCGCTGAAACAACTAATATTAAAGAAAATATCGCTCCATCAGTAGATCCATATTGGTATAGAGATATCAAAAAGAATATTCCTACCCCATCAAGGGTAGAGAATTTTATTAAAAATCAATACATGAAATATAAAGGTAAAAAATGAAAAAACCACCATTTTTACGTACTGCATATAACTATGACCTAGATGCTGCGTCAAATGAGTCGGGGTTGCATTGTGAGGATGCTACCCTGACTCAGCAGCATTTTAAAGATGAATGCGATATTAATAACATTTTAAGGCAATTTAATGTCACTGGATTACTTCCACAAGCCGCTTTAACGCCCCGTTACGGCGATTTTACTGGTATTAGTGACTACCAGACTGCCTTAAACCAAGTAATTGCTGCAGAAGACGAATTTATGCGTCTGCCAGCCGAATTACGCGCCAGGTTCGAAAACGACCCGGCGCAACTTATCGAATTCCTTGAGAATTCGGAAAATAAAGACGAGGCAATTAAACTAGGCCTCGTAAACGCTGAGGAACTGCCGCAAGTCGTTGAAGTTCCTCAGGAAAAAGCGGTCGATTAGACCGCAAGCACAGTTACCTTACTAGATGTAACTGTGCTAGGTGACACCAACCAAAAAAGGAGATAAGTATGTATATGCGTAGATCAGCAGTAAACAAGAAAAAATCAGCACGATCATTTCGTGCTCAAAGTGCTAAAACTAAATCGCCAAATATGCGATCAGCCCCCCAGCGTGGAGGCTGGAGGTTCTAATAAAACCCCCAGGCACCTCACATGCCTTGTTATCACCCAATAAGCGCATATCAATGCGTAGACGGTTCAATCGTTTTTCAGGAAAGACGATGGTTTAATACCGTCAAAACATTATCTTTACCCTGCGGCCAATGCATTGGCTGCAGGCTTGAAAGATCACGGCAATGGGCCATGCGCTGTATGCATGAAGCCCAATTACATGAAAACAATTGTTTCATAACACTCACATATGACAATACACATCTCCCAAGCGATGGCGGCTTACATTACAAAGACTTTCAACTCTTCCTTAAGCGACTTCGAAAAAAATTCGGAAACACTAGAATCCGCTATTACATGGCTGGAGAATATGGCGAAAATTTCGGCAGACCTCACTTCCACGCCTGTATCTTCGGACACGACTTTCATGATAAAAAACTATGGAAAAGGTCTCCCTCTGGTGCTATGCTTTATCGATCCAGTGACCTTGAATTACTCTGGCCATTTGGTTATTCCTCCATTGGAGATGTTAACTTCGAGTCAGCGGCATACGTTGCTCGATATATTATGAAAAAAGTTACAGGACATAACTCAAAACAACATTACACAGAAACGGATTCAGAAACAGGGGAAATTACTACTCGTAAACCCGAATTTAATAAAATGTCATTAAAGCCTGGAATAGGCTATGACTGGTACAAAACATACAAAAATGACGTATATCCACATGATTACGTCATAATAAAAGGTAAAAAAGTAAGACCACCTAAGTTTTATGACAAAAAATACAAAATGGACAATCCATATGAATTTGACGAAATACTTTACAAAAGGGAAATAAACGGTAAACTAAATAGCGAAGACAATATCCTTGAAAGACTAGCAGTCAAAGAAATAGTCCAACAAGCAAAACTTCAAAAATTAAAACGTAACCTCACTTAGGAATCCTCATGAAACTAGTACTATGTTCAGTAAAAGATCGGGCAGCAGATGCGTATGCCCGACCAATGTTTGTACCTTCAACTGGTGTAGCAATCAGATCTTTTAGCGATGAAATTAATCGCTCTGATGCAGAAAACCAGTTATATAACCATCCAGACGATTTTGATTTATATGAGTTCGGAGAATTTGACGATAATACCGGTCAATTTAATTTATACGAACAACCAAAATTACTTAGTCTGGGTAAACAAGTAAAAATACAAAACTAAACCTCGAGGAAGGCACGGCCATGGCCGCGGCCCTTCCTGAGGACACTACCAAGGAAACAAAATGCACCGCAATCAATCAGTAAATGTACATCAGTTCACAATGATTCCAAAAGCGGAAATTCCGCGATCAAAATTTGACTGTCAAAGTACACATAAAACCACGTTTGATGCGGGCTACTTAGTCCCCGTATATGTAGACGAAGTTCTACCAGGGGACACATTCAATTTGAATATGACGGCATTTGCCCGTCTATCAACACCATTATTCCCAATAATGGACAATATGCACCTTGAATCTTTCTTTTTCTTTGTACCCAATAGGCTTATTTGGGACAATTGGCAAAAGTTCATGGGGCAACAAACTAATCCAGGGGACTCAATATCTTATGTAGTACCCCAGCAGGTGTCACCAGCGAACGGATATGCAATCGGTTCGCTACAAGACTACATGGGTTTACCCACTGTAGGACAAGTAAATACAGGTGCAACTGTATCGCACGGAGCATTTTGGACTCGTGCATACAACCTTATTTACAATGAATGGTTTCGGGACGAAAACCTTCAAAACTCAGTAGTAGTAGACAAGGGCGATGGCCCTGATACAGTAACAAATTACACATTACTGAGACGTGGCAAACGTAAAGACTATTTCACATCATCTTTACCATGGCCACAAAAAGGGGCTGCAGTAACACTGCCTTTAGGCAGCACAGCCCCAATTATGTCCAACGGCAAAATGAAATTTAGCCCTAATTCTGGACTAACAGATGAGCGAGAAATGTATATCGCTTCATCACCCGCCTCAAATACATTACGTTTGAGCGGATCAAGCATTGGCGGAGACGCAAATGCTTATTACAAAGACGGTTTATATGCCGACTTATCTGCTGCAACAGCAGCAACAGTAAACCAATTACGTCAATCATTTCAGATTCAAAAATTACTTGAGAGGGACGCTCGTGGAGGCACTCGATATACTGAAATTATTCGCGCTCACTTTGGCGTTATTAGCCCTGATGCTCGTTTACAGCGCCCTGAGTATCTGGGCGGTGGTTCGACTTCTATCAACATCAACCCTATTGCACAAACTTCAGGTACTAATGCAAGTGGCACAACAACACCTTTGGGCAACCTTGCTGCTATGGGTACTGGGCTTGCTCATAATCATGGCTTTACTCAATCATTCGTTGAACACGGCGTTATACTTGGTATAGTAGCCGTACGCGCAGACCTGACATATCAACAGGGTCTCGCAAAAATGTGGAGTCGATCAACACGATATGATTTCTATTTTCCTGCTTTTGCTACTTTAGGCGAACAAGCAGTTTTAAATAAAGAAATTTACGTAACAGGCGATTCAACACAAGACAATGGCGTGTTTGGATACCAAGAACGGTGGGCAGAATACCGTTATTATCCTTCACGAATTTCCAGCCTATTTAGATCAACGGCTGCCGGA